TTTTTTTTATTTACAAAACTTTACAATATGTGGTATTATTTAGGTAGATATAATACTTATAATATTTAAAAGGAGATTAAGTTATGAGTAAGGTTCTTAGTAAGATTAAAAGACGTAGTAATACACATTTAATTGCTAATTTCATTCACATTCTACATGAGTACAATATGCGTACAAAAGATGTATTATTTATCATGACTAGTTGTGGTTATATGTCATGGGAAGATTTCTGCAAAGTAGCAAGACATGACTATTATGATAGTGGGTATGGAGCCCCTGAGGTAGCTACAGATTTAAAGATTTTCACTACAAAAGGGTATTTCTATCGTCAAGAGATATGTGATGGTATGGAGTGTTGGGAATATGAAGAATTTAAATATCACCCAATATCTACAGAGAAGTTAGATACTTCTAAAGTTAAAACTTTTGTTGGTGGTTGTTGGTCTACATTATCAGATATTATTGAGAGAGGTAATAAAGAAGATGTATAGCTATAGTGAACTTAATGCTAATAGATTTAATGAATTACATAAGGATAGTAATGAACTATTATCCAGAATTGCATCGTCTATTATGTTATATGAGATTGATAGATGTGATAATATTTTAGACTATGTGAGTGGTAATGGTAACTTTCAATATAGCAGAGAGTTTACCTACGTAGGTGGTATTGGTGAGATTAATATTGGTACACATCTTTTACCTATTAGACAGAGTGATAAATTTTTATTTAATAGTGGCACATTAGATATTTCTTTAGGGGAACATAGATTTGTTAAGATTCGAGTTCATAAAGGTCTTAATAGTTGTACAACAAGTGTGTCAAAATGTCTTATTAGATATGTAACTGAGGAAAGAAATATTATTAAGGGCATATTATCTCAATACTTTGGTTCTAATAATATTCCAAAGGACTCAGAATTGTATAAGGCTTATCTTGAATATTTATCTATGATAGAAGAGATGAGTGTTATTTTAGGTTTTTAGTGTTATACATTTTATATATAGTAGTTGTACATTCTTTCTAGAAAGTTGTATAATATGAGTGTATTATTCTTATGAAGAAGTGAGAATAACGACTGAACAAGTAGAAGTAGTGAAGCGTATGTTTATTATCTTAGTTGTAGGGAGCATGTTTTAGCCGATTACAATGATGATGGATAACAAAAGCATAACGAAACGAAAGGGGGCCGTTTAATCTATGTCTAATAAGATTAAGGCTGTATTATCAATTCTAACATTTTGTGGTGTTCTTTTTGGTTTTGTAGGTAGTGCTGATGCACGTATGGTAATGACTACTGCATACACTCCTCATGAGCAAGCTGGCTATATGGCTAATGGTTTATGGATTCAAGAAGGATATGTTGCACTTGATTTTTTACCTTTGGGTACACAAGTGTGGTTAGATGGTGTTCCATACATCGTAGGTGATAGGATTGGTAGTGGTGACTATAACCATGTGGATATTGTAATGAATAGTTATGAAGATGCTATTCAACATGGTAGACGTTACATGGATTTACAATACTAGTATTTTAATTACAACTGAATAAGAGTATATACTTTAGATAGTTTAGAGGTATGGTGCGTTGACATCATACCTCTTATTTTTTCAAAAAAAATAACTTAACAAAACTTTACAACTTAGTATAGATATGGTATACTATAAGTGTGGTAAGGGTGGTAATTTAAAAGGAGAAAAGATATGAAAAACTTTAAAATCTATGCTGTTAGTGGCGAAGATAATTCCAAATATGAAATCTCTTTGAATGAGTTAGTTACTAAAGGTAATTACTCTGATGAAGAGGTTTGTAAGTTGTTAGATTATATTGAATCTACAAAGTACAAAACTTTCAGATGGAAGTTGGTACATAAGAATTCAATTCATGCTATGGATGGTGATGGGATTCAACATTATCTAGTAGATTTAAAATAGTGTGTTATGGTAAAGGAGATAAATAAAATGAAAAAGGGTATGTATAAGTACAATAATTTTGTTGGTTTAAATATGGCTGAAGTAGAAGACTTTATTCATATTTATGATTGTGGGTATTGGGACTGTGAAGCTATAAAGGTTGATGCAGATGTTTATGGCTTAATCAGTGGTAGACATGCAATGCCAGTTGATGAATACGTTTTCACTGAGGTTGAAGATATGTTCAATTTTGGTGAGTTAGAGAGAGTGGCAATGGATAACATTGTTAAGACATCTGACACTTTTGTATTATATGTTACAGGTCTAACAGTGGCTACAGTTTCTGTGATTAATGTAGCTAAAAATTTAGGCTACAAACAAATTGCATTAAAACATTACAATAGAGACAATGGTCTTTATGAGTGTCAATGGGTATACTAATTGGGGGGGGGATTAAATATGGAATCAGTTGAGACTGTGTATGGCATTTATCAGAATGGTCAATCAGTGGGTTTTCTTTCTCACGATAGTTTTTCTGAGTTCTTCAAGGATGTATGCATTGATTTAGTATGTGCTAAGGAAGAGAGGGAGTACATTACTGATAAAGTAAGTACAGATGTGTTATATTTTGAATTTGGGAAGTTCTTCTCAGATGAGGATGGGACTACATTATATAGAATTGTAGGGAAGTTTCCTAAAAAGGATATGGTAGCGTTGGGTAAAGAGTTTTATTTTAAAAAATAGAAAAGATATTTATATAAGAGATACTTTTGTTGGTATCTCTTTTTCTTATATCATAAAGAGTTATATATAATATATGATTTTGATAGACTATTTGTGCATTTATTGGTGGTAATATATGGTAATTTTAACAAAGAAAACGAAGTATGATTCAATCTTAGAGGGTGTTAAATCTACAATCAATGAAACAGTTATGGGTGATTTACGTAAGATTGGTAATAGCAAGACATTTACTTCTTTAAAGAGAGTATTAGGTGGTAAATTCTATAATGTAGAGACAGGATTTAGGGTTCATAAGATTAAAGACAGTACATATACTTTAGATGTTGAGTATTATGTTGAAAATCATGATTTAGATGCTAGGCTTAATCTTATTGTAAGGTGTGATGGTACTTATACATCTGAAGATAAGACAAATGGTACGACAACTGTTACTGCTAAACAGATTATAGTACAAGAACTAGACGCACCTGTAACTACACTAAATACATTTAAACCTTTTAAAGTTAAATGTAGTATAGATGTGGTAGAAGATTTACAATTCATTTCTACTGATTTTAAGTCTGTGGCAGAAAAAGTTATTACTACTTTATTTGATGAGTTATTAAAAAATAAAGAATTAGATAATAAAATTGCTAAGAGTACTGGTAATGCTAAGGGGTTTAGTTCTGTAAATGAATTTATGTTAGTATCATCTAGGTAGGGAATATATGGCTGATGAATATGGTAAAGATTGGCGATATCAGTTAGAGAGACAGCATAGTGTAAATAATCCTATTATTGTAAATGAAGATATTGAGTTACAGAGAAGAATGTTTTGGGAATCTGCGTTACATACAGGAATTACAGTAGATTTTTATAACTGTAGGTATGAAAAGCAAGATTTCAATCAAGACCTAAATCTGATGTGGGATGATGCTATACGATTGCCTGTTATCTTTGACGATGCACCTAAAGTTAAGGTTCTTAAAAATTTAGGTTGGTATACAGAAGATGATGAACGCCCAGAGTTGGTATATTTACCAATGTATAAAGATTGGATGACTAAAGAACTTTTAGATGTTAAAGAGAATTCTATTATACGACTGTATTATTTTGGTGGTATAACTACAGCTGACTTTAGGGTTACTGATAAAAAACTAGATAGTGTTTATGGTGTGTATTGGATTTGTAAATTAGCACCTGAGCGTATGAATGATTTCACTATGGTAGAATTAAATGGTGAACATTTCTTAAAACGTAGTGAGGTTAGACCTAGACATACTGAGTATATGAGTAAACAGTTAGAGGATGGTTATAGTTCTGATTATGAAAATACTTCAGATTATAGGACGTATGAGCATGATTCTTATGTTAATCAGATTGTAGATAATGATGACAATGATGGTTCTGCTGATAGTTTAAATTATTCAGATACAGAAAGTAATAATGTTGGCTATGAAGAGTCAGAGGATAATATGTCTACAACTTTTGAGTCTGTAGATGGTAAAAAGTATATAGATAATTTTGACGTTATTGACGATTATAAAATACCAAAGAGAGATAAAAAGGATAAAAATATTCGTGGTGGTAGATTTAATATAAATTGAGGTTAGTAAATTAGTATGAGATATAGTAGTGATTTAATCGTAGAGTCTTTACGAGGTCAGCTAAATGAGAGTGCTATCAATGAGGCTAAGGTAGTTACATTTGATGGTAAGGTAAATCCTAACTTTGGTCATGCAGTTATTATGGCTGGCGGAGCAGGTAGTGGCAAGGGAACAGCATTAAAGAGTGTTATTATGTTACAGGGTAAAATCTTTGATGTTGATGAGTTAAAGAAGTTATATGTTAAAGGTGCTAAGAGTGGTGTCTTTGACGATGAACGTAATGGTGATTATAACTTTAAAAACCCAGATGACGTTTCTTTGTTACATCAAAAAGTAAAAGACTTAAAACTTAAAGATAAACGTGAGGAAGCTTTCTTTAAATCTATTATGGCTGATAAGTTACCAAATATTATTTTTGATATTACTGGTGATGAAGAGTCTAAGATTACAAATATTGCTAAAATGTGTAAAACTATTGGCTATAAAGTGTCATTGGTGTGGGTAGTTGCTAATAGGGAAGAGGCATTTATTAGGAATATGAAACGTGATAGAACAGTTCCTGATGAAGTATTCCATTCAACACATAATAATGTTAAAGCATCTGTATTTGGTTTCTTAGAAGGTCAAGGTGCTAAATTCTGTGATTCTGCATGGATTGTATTTAGTTCTGGTGCAGATGCTAAAGAATTATCTGCTGAAGAAAAGAAAGCTTTAGAGCAGAATAGGGTTATTGCTTTAGAGAAAAAAGGTTCTACATTTGTTGTACCAGATAAAGTATATCGTAAAGTTATGGTTGTTATTGGTAGGAATGAAGTTGACCCTAAAGCACCTAAGAATTATTTAAGTCAAGGTGATTTCAGAAAAGATTTTGATAAAAAAGTAGATGCTGTTCGTGGTGGTTCTATGACAGTAAGGAAACGTAAATTCTAATAGGAGTATCATATGAAGATACTACGTAGTGTTGTTGAGATGGAACATATAGATGGGATTTATATTACTGTTTCACAGCATATGTTTAAGTTAGGTTCTAAGCGTATACAAAAGGAGTTAGGAAGTCTTTATTACAAAGACTTCCTAATCTTTATGGCTGTAACATTGGCTAAAGAGTTTGAACGTGCAATAGATACTCAGAGATATAAAGGGACTAAATGGGCGCCGCTATCTGTGTCTTATTTAACATATAAAAAGCGTATGGGTTTTTCTTTAAATACGTGGGAAGCTACTGGGTATTTAAAAAATAATATTACTGTATTCAAAAAGTTTAATAACTTTATAGCTGTTGGGTTTCAACAAAAAAAGGTATATCCTAATAGTGGTGTACAAGTTAATATTATTGCTAGATATGTTGAGTATGGTACAAATAGGAATACTATAAATGGTAAAAAGACAATGCCCCCTCGTCCTCTATTTAGACCTATAGCAAGTTACATTTCAAAACATATATCTAGGTATTATAAGATGTATTTAAAAGAGTTAGATAAGATTAAAAATAGTAGAGTTCCATATTTGTATCTTAGAAATAAGTCTGTTATTAAATCTTCTAAGAGTAAGAAAAGGAAGTGATTGTATGGTAGATAATAAAGATATGATTATTGAGGGTTTACGTAATTTTGGTGATTACTTCAATAGTGAGGATGATTTCATTTCAGCATTAGAGAGTTCAGGATACTTTTATGCTAAGGATAAAGACATCACTGATGATAGGGTATACAAAGTTATAACAAAAGATATGTCTAAGTTTATTGATAATAAGTATATTAAATTACTTATTAAGAATGACATATTAGAGGGTTGTGATACTATTTACGGAACAGATGAGGATGGTAGTGAGTTTGATGTTGTAGGTATTGAGGATATGTTCCTACGCATTGAATTCAACACTAAATCTTTAGATGATACTGAGTATGGGGAGTTAAAAAGTCAAGTTCTTTCATATTTTAGTGGTAGTAAATTGTTCTCTTATTTGTACAAAAAGAATAAAGCCAAGATTGATAAGTTAGTTAAGAATGATATATTCTTTGAGCCTAATAACGATAAAGACTTCTTAGGGTTGTCTGATGATGCATTTTATTGTTTATTATGCTTTGATGAGGACTATTTAGGTGATATGGTTGATTACTTATTTTGGTAGTAAGGGGTAGTATATGCATAGTCCTTTATATCAATACGATTTGGCTATGTATGATAGGGTACATAGCTTATATGATGAGGTATTTTTTGCTGATGTAGACGAGCAATTTATTACAAATGCTAGGGAACATCAAGGTAAGGTAGTTATGCCATTTATTGGTATAAGTCGATTACCAGATTTCTCTATTAATTATGAATTTTATAACGATAGTCAGGTTCGTCGGGGTTGGACTAATCAGAGAGCTAGAAATGAAGATGGTGTAGAGTTTAGAGATAAACGAGTGATGGTACATTCATTACCTGTGATGTTGCAGTATCAAATAGACGTGTACGCTACTAAGCGTGATGTATGTGATGGCATCATTTCTGAGTTATTAATGGAGTTTTCTGAAAGACCATATCTTAGAGTTCAGTTTATGGATATTGGTGACCATGTACAAGAGTTTCAATTAGCACTAGAAGATGGTGTTAGTGATAATACTGATGTGAGTGGTTTTGCTGAGACAAATCGATTTTATAGAAAGTCTATAACAATTAATATTGACCATGCATATATCTATCGTGTAGATAAAGCATTAGAGGTTGATAAAATTATCATAGATATTCATGATTTACCACTAGATGATAGTGATTTAAATAAAATTAAACCTAAGAATGGTAATAATTCTGATGGGTTTGATTTCAATACAGATGGCATTAGTCCTGGTGTTAGAACTAGAGATGAGTTAAATCTAGCTAATGATGAGACATCTGAGGGTAGTCTAAAACTTAAATAAATAGCATGAGAACGTATTCATTAATTTGGATACGTTCTTTTATATATAGGTTTTGAAAACATTAAAAACAATAAATATCTGTGTATACTGAAGAGAAAATTATATGTACAAAAGATGGTAAAGTGAATAACTTATATTATAATATAAATTATCCGTTTTTGAGGGGGATATAATGGCTACACTAACAATGTTAAGTCCTGGCGTATATATGAACGAGGTTGACAAAAGTCAATATACTACAGACTCCTCTACTTGTATTATCGGTATGGTAGGTGGTGCTAGGTTCGGCCCAGTGGGTGTTCCTACACTTATATCTTCACAACAAGAGTTGATTAAGACTTTTGGTGAGCCTGTTGAGGGTGAGTATGGTTTGTATAGTGCATTAATGGCACTAACACATGCCAGTCAAGTTATCTATACACGTGTAGTACGTGGTGGTACTAAAGCTACTTCAGGAAAAATTGGTACTGATAAGGTTCTTTATCGTTCTGCTGTAATTGGTGAGGCTAGTAATGGTCTTAAAATTAGTCAATCTGCGTTGACTGGTGGTAAATTTACAGTAATTGTTAAAGATGCACAGGATGTAGAGAAAGAAAAGTTTGAAGATTTAACTTTGACTTCCTCTGAAGAAAACTTTGTAGAAGCTGTAATTAATGCTAAGTCAAAATTGATTCGTGTTGAATTACAATCTACAGGTGATGTTACTGCAAAAGAGTTTGTGTTGGGAGATGCTGTAAAAGGCGGAAACACTGGTTCTAATGCACATGCAGGTAAAAAGGGTACAAATAAAGTACTCTTAGAATCAAAATACTTTGATTCTAAATTAAATGGGTGTTCCGCTATTTTCAGTGCTATTGATGAGTTTACTCAAACATTCAATGTTAGCATTGTTGATGAGAATGGTAATGTTGTTGAGCAATTCAGTACATTATCTTTAGACCCTAAATCTCCACGTTTTGTTGAGACTATTATTAATAATGGTTCTATTCGTGTAAATGCTAAAGTAGATACTGATACGTCTGTTAACTATGCTGAGGATACTTTAATCTTTAGTGGTGGTGATGATGGTATCTTGGGAATTACTGCTAGTGACATTATTGGTGATGTGTCTGGTGGTGGTTTACAAAGCTTCTCTAATCCAGAAACAGTTACTATTGACGTATTAACTGCTAGTGGTTGGAGTGATGCTAGTGTTATTAAGGCTGGCTTGAGTATTGTTGAGAATCGTGCTGATTCCATTTTCTTGGTAGACCCACCATTTGGTATGAGTGTACAAGAGATGGTTAACTGGTCTAATGGTAAGGGTTCTTATACTAATCAAAATGGTCTTGACACATCTTATGGTGCATTATATTGGCCGTGGTTACAGATTAGTGATAATTTCACTAATAAAAATATTTGGCTACCACCTAGTGGTTTCGTAGCTGGTCAGTATGCGTATAATGATAAGGTAGGTTTCCCATGGTTAGCGCCTGCTGGTTTGAATAGGGGTAGGATTACTAAAGCTATTAATACAGAGTACTCACCTACACAAGGTGAGCGTGATGCTTTGTATGGTCATAGGAACGTAGTAAACTGTATCACAAACTTTATCGGTCAAGGTATTGTTATCTGGGGTAATAAGACGTTGCAACGTCAACCAACTGCATTAGATAGGGTTAATGTTCGTAGGTTAATGAGTTTCTTAGAACGTAGTATTGCATCTAAGTCTAGGTACTTTGTATTCGAGCAAAACTATGATGCTACTTGGGAGCGTTGGAAAACACTTGTAGAACCTGTGTTGATTAATGCTAAAAATAATGGTGGTCTATATGATTATAAAATTGTGTTAGAAGCTACTGCACAAGATTATGAAAACAATCGTATGCCTATCAGTATTTACGTTAAACCAATTAAAGCCGCTGAGTTCATTAGTTTGACTTTCAACATAATGAATTATAGTGCTAGTTTCAACTAATAAGGGGGATATGATATGAGTCAGTTAAATGCCGCCTTTATGTCTATGGACTCAACGTATGAGGTTCAACGTACCAATAACTTTAGGTTTATTGTAGATTTAAGTGAGTTCTCTAATAATACATCATCTTCAAGTGGTGATATTATTGAGTTGGCTTGTGATAGCACAGGTCTACCTACTGTATCTAATGACCCTATTGAATTGGATTATGGCAACTCACAAATCAAGGTAGCTGGTAAAGCAACTACTGATGATATTACAGTTGCTGTAAAAGACTTTATCGAACCTGACGTAGAGAATATTCTATGGCAATGGAGGATGAAAGTTTATAATCCTAAGACTGGTAAAGTTGGTTGGGCGAATAACTATAAACGTACATGCATGATTGTTCAATATGGTCCGAATGGTGAAGTATTGAGGAAATGGCAGTGTGATGGTTGTTGGCCGACTAGCTTAGACTTAGGTGAATTGGACTACTCTAGTGGTGATAAAAAACAAATTAGTATGAACTTATCCGTAGATACTGCGTATCTTGTACGTGATGGTCAAAATACTCATATTTATGGTACTGACTAATTTAGTTAGTTTTATAGGACATAACTTTGTTATGTCCTATTTTTTATGCTATAATATAGATGTGTGGTAATAATCTTTTCTCTGTGTTATTTATTGGGGGTTTATAAGTTGGAAAATAAATTAGAGGACTATCAATTAAGGTTTATTGATGAGTATCGTCAGTTAAAGGAGAGATGTGTTAAATTACGTAAGCTTTTAACTAAGTATGACGCAGGTGTGTTAGATTTCACACCTAAGTGTAATGCGGATATTCTAGGGCAACAATTAGAATATATGGATGGTTATCTATATATTCTAGAAGTTCGAGCAGAGATAGAAGGTGTTGACTTATCTAAGTATCTGTAGTAAGATATATGTGTTAGATGATTACTCAGTCATGGTTTTTAGTAGAGCGACATTTTATAAGAGTGTCGCTCTATTATTTTATATACAAAATTGGGGTAGGTTTTCTGTTTATGGGGTTTACTTATTGTCTTTCATGTGGTATATTGTATGTAGTAGATGAGAGTGGTTACTCATCTACTACATGTGAATGATTGCGTTACATTCACATGTACCTCCCTGTACTAGTACGTTTGTTTCTTTTCCTTTCGTAGCGTACTAGTTATATATTTACATATTGTCTTTCTTATTGGAAAAATTCATGGTAGTTTTTCATGGTAAGTATGCAATTTCATTGTGTTGCATATATTTTTCTCCGCTAGAGTGTTATACTGATTACTTCGGCTCTTATCAGTATAACACTCTTTTTCTTTTATATGTCAGTTTAATAAAAATTTAATTGTTTATGTTAAGTTGTAGTGTTTTTGGTGATAGAGTTTTATATATAAAACTCATGGTGTTCATGTGTTGGGTTTGTTGTTTATATTTAAATTTCATCTTATATACATTTTTGTGAGGGGTTCATAGTAGATACATTGACATCATATTCTACTTTTACATTAGATGGTTATGTGTATATTTCACGGTACTTTTGATAGAAATACTAAAGCTAGTTGCAGATAATCATATTTTCAAATAGTAGAGGTGGTGTTTTATGAATTTAATTGAGATATTATCTGTGTTAGGTATGAACATAAGTTTAGGTGATGTTTCAATAGCAACATTACTTTTACTAACAATCATACAAATTTCTCCTATTGAGTTTAATCCTTTATCTGTTATATTATCTATTATAGGTAGGGAATTGAATAAAGAAGTAATTGATAGGGTTGAGAAATTAGAAAAGGTAGGGGAGTCTAATAGTAGGGGTTTAGATAAACTATCTTATGAGATTTCTGAGACTAGGGCAATTAACGCAAGGTCTAGATTATTGGAATTTAATGATGACTTGTTACATAATGTAGCTAAGTCTAAGGAAAGTTTTGACCATATAATGTCAGACATTACGTATTATGAGCATTTCTGTAGAAGGCATGCTGATTTTCATAATCATGTTTCTGATATGGCTATTAAAAATATAGAGGACATATATCGTAAACGATTGTCAAGGAATGATTTCTTAAAATAGATTAATGGTTATATTGAATATAGTAGAGATAGTAATACTTTTTACTATCTCTATTTTTATGTTAATTGTTAAATATTTAGATAGTATATATAAGGTTAGGTAGTTTCATTACTTTTTTAGATAGTGTATTTTATTATACAAAAGAAGAGGTTTTTAAAGTGGAAGATAATAAATTTAATTTAGGTGCAGATGTTTTTGGTGATACTACATCTGACGTTACATCTACAGTTGTAGAAAAAGATATTACTTCATATTCTGTTGAAAGTATTCCTACAAAAGAAGAGGTTAAAGTGGAAGATACAAAGAAAGAAGATTTAATTGCTAAAGAATTAGAGAGGGAAAATACAGAGGCTGGTTCTAAGAAAACTAAGTTAGCATATGAATCTACTGTATTGTTGCCATCTAAAGGCATTTTATATAAAGAGGATAATATCCCTGCTAATATTACATTACGTGGTATGACTACAAAAGACGAGAAAATCATGTATGCTAGTCAGGGTGCGGATGTATTCAAGAAGATTTTAAGGAACTGCATTGTTTCTCCTGAGAATATTGATATTAATCGTTTGATTAGTGCTGATGAGATGTTCCTAATCTTGCAATTACGTATGGTTACATTTGGTGATAAATATAAAGTTCGTTCTACATGTCCTCATTGTGGTAGTGTTGATGAACATGAGATTAGTTTATCTGATTTCGATATTATGTACCTAGATGATAATTTTACAGAACCTATTAATGTTGAGTTACCGGTGAGTGGTGATACATTATCTTTACGTTTGTTGAGGAATTCTGATACTGAATATGTAGAGAAATATGCACGTAGGTTCGCTAAACAGTTTAATCAAAATTACAAAGAGGTAATGTATATTTGTAGGATGGCAAAATATATTACAGCTATTAATGGTAAACCTGTTGATTTTGTGGATGCACGTAGTTATGTAGAAAATATGGTATCTATGGACAGTGCTAAAATGCAAACAGTAATTAATAGCATTATTGTTGGTGTAGATACAATCGTAGACCATGAGTGTACATCTTGTGGTGAGTTGTATGATTTCGCTATGCCGATTACTAGTGAGTTCTTTCGTCCCACAATTAAGTGAGTTTAATTCAGACGAATATAACAATAAAGCTAGGGAGATACGATTTACTGCTTTTCGTTCTTTGATGAGAGAAGAGTTTCAACTAGCGTATTTTGGTAAGATATCATATGAATCTGTTGAGAATATGAGTTCTCTAGAGAGAAGGACGATGTATCAAATACTAGTTGAGCAGAAAAAAGAAGAGAAAAAAGCACAAGATGAGGCTATCAAATCCGCCAAAGAGAAAAAAGCTTCTAGGGGTAGGAGAAGGTAGCCTCTTCTCTTTATATGTTAGGTAAGGTTGTATATATGAGTGAGTTACAGGATAAAAAACAACTAAATAAGCGTATACAACAGATAGAAGAGAAAGAAGCTAAACGTGTTGAGAAGAACATAGCTAGACGTGAGAAGCGTTTTGCTAAGATGTTAGATTCTCAGATGACAATGTTAGAATCATTCTATAGTACATCTAATAAAGTTGCTAAAGGCATGCTTAGAGATAGTATGGATGGTCAACAGGCTATCTTAGAAGATAGTTTAGCTGATATGAAACGTGAGTTTAACTTATATGCTAAGTATATGGATAATACTACACGTAAGTACTATAAGGGAATGATTTCAGTTGCAGACGAGAGTTTGACAACTATGAAGGAGACTGTTTCTAAGCGTTTTGGTGAGATATCAGACGAGTTTGATGAAGAGATGGTTGGTATGACATCATCTTTCACAGATAGGATTAAGCGTTTCTCTAAGGGTATTAGGGACGCCGCTGTGGCATTAGAATTAACTGATATGGCTGATAGTGTTAAGAGTAGTTTAACTGATATTACTGACTCATTTATCGATAATTTCCGTGAAAGAAGTGCTAAGTTAAATGGCAATATCACTAAGAGTGACTATCAGAGGATGATTGGTAATGTGGTTGACTCATCTTATTCTATGGGTAGGAATGAGGCATCTGAGTTAGTCAATGGTATTATGGATGAGATGGGCATGAAGACTGCTAAACAGTTAGACCCCTATCTTAAAGAGGTTGCTAGTCTACATACTGCAATAGACGCCAACATTAGTGATTTATCAAGCATTATTAAAATGGATATTAATAGTGGTGGTAAGGGTGAGATACTCAAAGAGATGTCAAATATTGCTACTGGATTAGGTTCTGATAAAGACTTAACTGTAGATAGTAATGCCATGTTATCCTCAATGAATGAGCATATTGAAGATTTATATGGCCTTTCTAAGAAAGATTCTGTTAAATTTAAAGGTATGACAAAATCACTTGCAATAATGGAAGGTATTCAACAACAGCAATATAATAAAGGTGTTGAGGAAGCTGGTGGGAAGATTGTTGAATGGTCTAAGATGTCAGTTCCTGAGTTACAGAAAGATGATGACTTTTTAAATTTCATGGCAAGGTCTGGGATGAGTGCTGAAGAATTTAGAAAAGCCATAGATACAGGTCATTCAGATGAAGCAATGAAGTCTATGCAACAGTTATTTATAGCTAATAAAGACGATGCATACGCTCTAAATCAGTTGAGGGAGTCTATGGGTTTCAGTTCTGATGCTGTAGCACAGATGTTCGCAGATGCAGATTCCTTGACAGGTGATTTGAAAAAAGTTACTGATAACATTAACAAGAACTCTAATTTAAGTGGTTCTAATGCTGAAAGTATGGCTGGGTATGCTAGTGGGCCGATAGAAAAGATAGGTAATTGGCTTTCAGATTCTTTCCCTGTTAGGATGGTATCAGATTTCTTTGGTGAATTAGATATTAAAGCCGCCAATATGGCAAACTACGCCATCATCGCCTATACTATTTCTGATAGGTGGGGTGACGTTAAGGATATGTTAAAAATGGTGTCTAGTCCGTTTAAGAGTTTTGGTAAGTTCTTAAAGGGTGGTGGGTTTAAGACACTATTCAGTTCTAAAGGTGCTTTAAGTCATGGAATTGAGAGTGGATTAAGGGCATTATTCACTGGTAAGGGTTCTTTCATTTCAACTATCGTTGGTAAGTTTAAGAGTGTGTTTTCATGGATTGGTAAGGTGTTTTATGCTAATGCACCTGATATGATGATAAAGGCATTTTCTAAAGTTGGTTCAAAGGTAGGTAGTGTATTCTCTACTTTCTTTGGTAAGATATTTGATAAGATAGGTAATACTGGTATTGGTAAGTTAGCATCTAAGTGGTTTAGTGGTGGTATTTTCAAGGTACTTGGTAAGGTTATACCTATTGTTGGTGGTTTCTTTGATGTCATTCTAGATTTCTTTGATGGAATTGGTAAGGCAGATGAGTGGTTTGGTAAAGACCATAGTTTATTACAAACTATTACTAGTGGTCTAATTGGTGCTATTTTTGGTACAGGTAATGGTGTTCAAGGCGAAGATTTAATGGGTGATATCTTCACTATATTAGGTGGTGCTTTAAAGGGTGGTGCCGCTGGTTTCGTTGTTGGTGGGCCAGTTGGTGCTTTAGCTGGTGCTATTATAGGTGCTATAGCTAATGCTATTGGTGGTGATAGAGTAGCGAGTGCATTTAAGTCATTAACAAATTACATCTCTAGTATACCTGATAGGATTGTAGGTGTATTTACATCTGCATTTAATGCCGTACATGATTTAATTGCTGATTCATGGGTAGGTAGTTTATTAGGGATGTCTAAGAATAATCCTAGTGCAAGTATGGGTGACAATACAAACACATTAATGAAAACAGTGGCTATGGCTACTCCATTTGGTGTAGTTTCTAATTTATTGGGTTCTTTTGGTTCTCATGCTGGTGGTTTATCTGAAGTTCCATATGATAATTATCCCGCATTTCTGCATAAAGGTGAGGCAGTTTTAACATCTCAACAGGCAGGTGCTGTTAGGTCTGATGGTGGAATACCTATTACTGGTGGTAATAGCTTGATTGAAGCTTTGGGTATTGATGGTCAGGTTGGTCAAGGTAGGTCTATTTTGGAGAGAGTATTTAGAGGTGTGTTCGGTATTACAGGTCAGGATACTTATGGTGAGGGTGGATTATTTGGTAATATATTTAAGCATCTTTTAAATCTTGGCACTGGTGGTGTTTTAGGAAATTTAATTGGTGGTAGTGGTTCTATCTTTGATAAGTTAAAAGAATTCTTAAAAGGTGGTGGTTCTTCGTCTAGTGGTAGTTCATCTGGTGGAGGCAAACCTGCTAACATGTCTACAGGTAGTGGTGATGGTAAGAAGATTTGGGATTTCTTAGCTAAGGCTGGTTATTCTGCTGAGGGTATTGCTGGCATTCTTGGTAATTTACATGAAGAGAGTGGATTTAGGAGTGGTGCTATTCAAGATGACGGTGGTACTACTAATGAAGATTTAGTAAAACAAATTACAGCTAGTAAAGAGGCATTTCTTGCCGATTGGAGAGGTTTTGGCTTAGCACAGTGGACTGATAAAGGTAGGAAGAGTGCATTATGGGATTTTGCACAGTCTAAGGGTACGAGTGTTGCTGATTTCCAAACTCAGTTAGAGTTTTTACTTAAAGAACTTCAAGAGGGTTATAAAGGTACATCAGATGCTTTAAAAGGTCAAATAAGTGTTGATAAGGCATCTGAAATTTTTGGTAGAGAGTATGAGGGTTTTGGTGCAGACTCAGCCGCTAGTCGACTAGAAAAATCTAAAAAATTCTATGAGGAAAATACAAAAGGTACTCCTCAGTATGCACAAGGCACACCGTGGGTACCAGATACACAGGTAGCATTAATTCATGAGGGTGAGATGGTAGTGCCTGCTGATAAGAATCCATTAAATTCTGATAACACTTCTAATGCTGTAGGTTTACCTACTGATAACAGTGGTTCGGATGATATTGTGGATGCTATTAAGTGGCAAGTATCTAGGTTAGAGAGTAAGTTAGATGCATTAATCAATGTAGTAGCTAGTAGCAATTCTAATTATAGAGGTAATGGTTTTAGTTCTGATTCCTCAGTTAATAATTTATTGAAAGTATAGGTGGTGATTGTAGTATATGGCTAATGATTTCAGTTCTGATAATTATTCAATGTCAGTAGGTAAGAGTGGTGTTACCACAATGCAGTGGAATCCTACTACAATTATTCCTTGCTATATCGTTAATTTAGTTACAGGTACTAAGATTAATTTTGCTACATTACCTACAGATGTGTCGGAGGACTATGGTGCTAGTTTTGGTCAACAACAGCCTATGGGTAGGTCATCTCCATATTTTAACTATGAGGGTAGTGAGGCTAGGACTGTTTCTTATAGTGTTACACTTCATAAGGATATCGTACCTGATATGGAGAATGTTGTATTAGAGTGTAAAAAATTAGTATATCCTAAGTATACTGGTAGTTTAGTTACACCACCTTATTGTTATGTTAGATTTGGTGCTATGATTAACATTACCGCTATTGTAAACTCAGTGAGTATTGAATGGGGTGGTGCGGCTGGTACTATCTTAGGCGATACACTTGATAGTGAGTCTTTAGGTGGTAATAGTTCTCCTACATATTCTGATGTTCAAATAAGTTTTAGTTTTACAGAGATTAGGGCAAGGTCATTAATGCAAGCTGATAATGTGTTTGATGAAGGGCCTGTTAGGTAGGTGTGTTAATGAATAAGCCGTCATTAATTAAGACTGAGATAACACAATCTTTTACAAGTAGACAAGATAAGATATCTAGATATTCTAACTTGAAGAGGTTAGTAAATTTAGATGGGAATACGTACATTGAGACACCTAATAAGATAGAGATTAGGGAAAGTAATAGGGACATATATTATTCAGTAGAAAAGGGTTATGAGAATAGACTAGATTTAATATCTAATAAATTCTATGGTACACCTTTGATGTATTGGGCGATTGCTGTTATGAATCGGATTGATAATCCTTTGGACATACCCGCTGGTGTTGTTCTTAGAATACCCGCTATTGAGTCAATATATGAAACAGGTGCTATTCAGATATGAGTGAGTTTAAAGAGAGTCAAATAACAAGGGATTTGAGTGGGCATCAACCTCTTTATGCTTTTATTGATTTAACTATAGATGGTCATAATATATCATACTTTGGTAATAAGGATTATAATGAATCTGTTATCAGTTTGAACGTAGAACGTAAAGGCAAGTCTAATCAAGACTTGTCTGGTTCTACTTTTGATATTGAATTGTATGATGATACAGCTTTACGCATTGAAGAGTTATTAGCTAATGCTATTCCTGTGGGTAAAAATTGGAAAACAGCTAAACAGTTAAAAGATACAGGGAATGCTGTTACTAAAGGTAATATAGAGTGGAAACAGTCTGAAGATAAAAAGAAAGACGAAGAGGCTGAAAAGTCAAATACCTATACAAAAGAAGATGAGAAAAAAGATAAAGAACATAAAGCTGGTACTAATAAGAATGTTAAGGCTAAACAAGAGGGGAATGTAAGATGTCGGTATGGTTGGTGTAATAGGAAAGGTCAAGTAATTGAAGATATTTCTTTGATTGGCAAGGCTTTGAAATATACATTAAACTTTGAGGGGCCAGCATTAACATTGACATTAAATTGTGTAGCTGAGGCTGATGTTACTTCCACACAGAAGTTAAACATGACATTTGATGTTGCTACTTATGGTGGTAAGCCGTCTGAGATTGTACGAGCAATGTGTCAAAAAGCTGGTATTGAGATTGGACGTATTGTAGAAACAAAACCTATCTTAGGTGAGGATGGTAAGCCTAAAGAGTTCAAGACTGAGACTAAGAATATGAGGGAATTTATTTCAGATGAGTTATTAGAGAAGTCTGAACCTTTAGATTCTGATAAGCCTGGCTATAGGTATTTTACACAAGTTGTTGATGGTGTAGAGAAAGCATACTTTGTTCCTAATGAGATGTATGGTGATATGACTGTTGTTACATATAAGAAGATGGAAGAAAATACAACTTCTACATCTACAACAACTGCTAATGCACAGGGAAATACAAGTGGTGATGCTTATTTAAAAGTAATGGGTGTATCTACTCCTGTTTTAGGAAGCAATAATTCTAGTAGCATTAGTGTTACAGGTAGTGGTAAAGTTATCTTTGTTGGTGATGTTAGGGTTAAAGATTTAAGTGAGTCAGTTCCTAGCAATAAAGATATAGCATATGTGTATGATATCAATGCTAATTATAGATGGCTAAGGGATAACATAGATAAGATTAAATCATTATCTACTTTAGGTAGTGGGGTTTATATAATGTTAGGTCTTAATGACTTAGATAATATCATTAATTATGTTGAGTATTATAATCAGTTAGCAAAAGAGTTTGAGAGCATTGGTGTTCAATTCTTTGTAGTATCTGTACTACCTGTGTTCATGGCTAAATCTACTATTAAGAATAGTAAGATTTTTGCATTTAATCGTGCCATAAAGCAGAATAAGTGTAGGGAGTTGCACTATGTTGATATCTATAATTCAATACTTTTATCTTTGAAAAGTAATAATACTAAGTCTGATGGCATTTCTTATAACAAACGATTAATGCAAGATGTGTATAGTCGGATTGTATATTATAAAGATATACAAGTAGAGACGGTTGGCAATAGAGATATTGCTAATAAAGGTAGAGTTATTAATGGTATAGAGTTTACTACGCATAGCGTCCCAGATATGTTAAGTCGCTCTGCTTATCAAGGTAATATTTCAGATGATGAAATGCTTGGTAATGATTTCTTAGAAGATACAATCACAAAATACTTAGCTGTTGCTATTGCTGAGGCTGATAATAGTGATATTGCTGAGTTAATTTCTGAGTTAAAACAGTATGAGTCTTATCTCATTTCTGATAGAGATAACACATTACATCATAATATTTTGGGGTTAGATTTAAATAAAACAGTTTCTACTGCATTAGTTTTAAAAGAAAAGCCAGACATTAATAATATTACTAAGGCTTTTCTTAGAGTTATTGGTAAAGATAAGATATCAGATGACGTTACTAAATATGTGGATTTAGTGAATAATTTCACTGGTAGTGTTAAGGGTGATAAAAAGTCAATAGATACATATATAGGTGCTGTTGAAAAATTATTTGGTGGCAATAAAGATGTAGCTAAAATATCATCTACTGTTACAGATGCTATTAAACTAATATCAGAAAATAGAGATAAGGTACTAAATAATAAAACTACTAATAAAGTTGAGTTATATGGTGGTATAGCTGATAGTATTGTTGGTAAGTTATTACCTAATCAGAGTGCTAATATAGGTAAAATTAAAGATAAAATAACGTCTGTAATGTCTTTAGATAAAGATAAGATTAAGGGTGGTGACTATACTGAGATAGAATCCTTATTATATAAAGAGTTAGGTATCGATAATACTAAGTTAGATAGGTATGTTTCTACTGCTAAGGCTTTAGTTGAGATTTATAAGAATAAAGAGTACTTTGATATTAAAGATACTAAATTTATGGCTAAAGACTTATTAGCAAGTGTTGTTGGTAAAGAAAAAGTAGAAAAAGTACAGAAGTATGTAGATACAGCACAAAGTATTTATAGTGCTTTGAGTGGTAATAAGGATGTAACTAGCATAAGTGGTGCTATTCGTAACTTATCTGATGTGTTGGGTAAGAAGTCTAAAATCTCTAAATATATTGATAGTGCTAGTTCTATGTTAGATATTGTCAACAAAGGTCAAATAGGTACTAAGATTTTTGAGACTAATAATGGCATAGGTAGTATTATTAAAGAGCGTTTACCTCAACTAACTAAAGAGGGTTCTTTGGGTGGTATTATTGCATCAACTACAGGTATATCTAACACTTCTACTAGTGAGGTTTTGAAAGCTAATTTACCTAAAGATGTTGCTAGTGGTGTTACAGGGTTAAATGGTGCTTTAAATAATGCTACAAATGGTGTTAAGGTCGATATTGGTAAAGATGGTATTACCGATGAGGAAATGAAAAAAGGTGTACGCTCTATTACTTTTGGTGGTAAAAAGCAAAAGATGGAGATTTGTGGTGAGTTTGAGATTTACACAGGTAGGAGAGATAGTCAGGTTATTAGTTTCTCTCCTGAGTTTGAGTCTGATAAGATTGCTACAGATAAAGTACCTACAAACGCTTTGAGTATTGATTCTGTTAGAAATGAGATGCTAGAGTGTACTATTGAGGGTATTGGTGGTAGTTTAGCCAGTGATGCTTATAAAGATAGGGCAGATAGTTCTACTGGTGTTGGTGTTGTCTTAGGTATGAGTGGTTCTTCATTTAAAAATTTAGAATCATCTGCCGCTAGTATGTGGTCTAGATACTTTAGTTCTGTGTATGGTGCAAGTCTAGAAATAATTGGCAACACTAAAGTTAAGTTTAATGGTCATATAAAAATTGCTGTATATACTAAATTTGGGTTTTTACATCATACAAGTGGCATCTATCATATTCAAGGTATTACAGATACTATTTCAGATGGTATGTTTACTACGAGTTTAGATTTACAGAAAAATAGTGACCAAGCTAAGAAGAAATTGAAAGGTGAAGGTGCTAAGAAATTGGACGAAAATAAGATTAGTGATACAGATGGTAAGTATTGGGTTAAACAGGGTTCTTGGGTTACATTAGAGGGGTGTATAGCTGGTGTGCCAAACGCTTTAGAAGATTTAGGTAAGTGGTTCTTTGATAGGACTGGTAAGAAGCTAGTATGTACAGCTGGTACTAATGGTGACCACGCAGCTGGTGAGCATAGTCATGCTACTGGGTGGAAAATGGACGTTAACGACTGGGGTGGTCCAGAAGGTTTGACAGGCGGTTGGATTGTTACTCCTGACGAAAGTTCTTGGGGTTCTTTGTGTGTTGAATTTATTGAATATGGTAGGTCTTTGGGGTTAGGCATGAACTATGAGTATAACCATATTGATATCTGTATGGACGGAAAAGAGTGGAATGAGGACAATCCTGGTGGTGCTAAAGATAATGGTGGTTATAGAGGTTAAAAACCTATGGCTATAAATAGTAATGACTTTTATGGTAGTCTACAAGCCCCTACAGAGTTGGGTGGCATATTCCGTGCTAGGGTTGAGAATAATGTAGACCCTTTGGGGATTGGTAGAGTACAAGTACGTGTACCTATGATACATAGAACAGTCGCTAGTGGAGGCACAGCTACAGAATCACTTCCGTGGGCATCTTATTGCTCCTCTATTGGTGGTGGTTACAACTATGGTTCATTTATTGTACCTGAGATAGGTGAGTATGTATGGGTGATGTTCGAGGATATGGACTCAAATAAACCTGTATATTTGGGGTCTGTATTTGGTACTGACTCTACATTAGAGAAGAGATATGGTAGTGATAAGACTACTGGTATTTGGAATGGTGTAGTTGGTGCTAATGAAGTTCCTTTGGAATCTCAACGTGAATCGCCTACACATAAGATGATATATAAATCTAGGCATGGTTCTATGTTATATTTCGATACAGATGAAAAAACAAATTCAGTAGGTATTGAGGATGCTAATGACCAGAAGTTTAAGATTTCTTCTGCTGAGGGTAAAGAATTTATTCTCATGGAGGGTGAAAATAATGTATTAGTTAAGATACATAATGGTAAGATTGATATAGGCTATGAGGGTGGTAGAGGTATTCAAGTTATACCTGATAGTGGTGATATTGTGTTAAAAGCAAGTGGAGCCACTATTACATTATCCGACTCTATCACTATGAAAGCTGATAGCGTTAATGTTAAATCTAGTTCATTTAAAGTTAATTCTAACAGTATTCGTATGCAAGCAGGAAGTATCAAGATTATAGAATAGGTGTTTACATATACATATTTTTATGTTATAATCTAGTTGTAGTTAAGTTTTTCTTTTCATTTTTCTTAACTATGGGGAGTTCTCCGAAAGGACTCCCCGCTCCTTTCGATTATATAACATAATACAATCCTTAAAATAGCGTACACGTTTTATATATGTGTACGCTATTTTTTGTGTTAATTTCACTATGTAAATTAATTATATATTAATGGGAGAGGTATATGTTTATAATTTGAGTGGCATATGTATAGGTGATAATATGGCTTTTTATTACAATGAAGAGTTTAAAGATACAATAGCTGGTAGTGGATTATCCCTATCAAAAACATTTAAACAGAATTTACGAGATGGTAAGGGTATAACGAATGTAATTAGTGGTGAGGATAAGATTAATGAGAGTATCTACACTATACTATCTACAAGGGTTGGAGAGAGGTTCTTCTTACCTGAATTTGGTAGTCGATTACATTTAGTTGTATTTGAGCAGAATAGATTTGTAGCACATGACCTAGTTTCTATTTATGTTAAGGAAGCTTTAGGGAATTGGGAAAAAAGAATTGTTGTAGAAGATGTTAGCATTGGTAATAATTGGGAAGACTCAAATATTGTTCCAGTACATATAACATATCGAATAGCTAATAGTAATATCATAGGTTCATACGTATATCCATTCAATAGGACGATTGATGGTGTGGATATGTATGAATTTGGTGGTGCTGTTAGTACTACATCATACTAGAAAGGGGGTTAGTTTTTGGCTAATAGTAATAATACATTGTCTTATACAAATAGGGATATTGTTAGTATTCGTAAAGAGTTGATTAACGCTATACCTAAGTTGACAGATAAGTGGACAGATTTTAATGAATCTGACTTAGGTATTACACTTATTGAGTTAATGGCTGGTGTACAAGATATGCAGAACTTTTATCTTGATGCACAAGCTTTTGAGACATATTTAGATACAGCTGTTCAAGATAAAAATGTACGAGCGTTACTACGTTCTATGAATTATAGAATACCATTAGCAAAATCATCTGAGTGTAAGGTAAGGATTGTTTTTGTTAACAACGATGATAGAGAGATTACTATACCTAAGTATACTTCTTTTACAAGTAGTATTAATTCTAATATTGTAAACTTTGTAGCTAAAGATACAATTACACGTAGTGGTCAGTTTGATTACATTGATATTCCTGTTATAGAAGGTGTAGCAAGGTCTATTACATGGTCTAAAGATGATTTCACTAGTAATAAAAATGTTGATGGTGATATTTCAAGACGTATTTATTTGGGATACAAGAATGTTTCAGATGGTTCTGTTGAAATAGTACAACATGGTAATGTGTGGAAAGAGTGTGATGATGCATTACTAAAATATGAGGGTGGAAGATGGTATTCTGTTCATGTTGATAGTGATGGTCAGGTATATGTATTAATGTCTGTAAACTTTCTACAGTTAATTGAAGATGGTGAGAGTTTAGATATTAATTTTGTAACAACAAATGGTATTAATGGTATTATCGATATGGATGTGATAGATACTATTAATATGAATATACAAGATGTACAAAGGATATATAATACAACAAAATCATATGATGCATCAAACTCGCCTAGTAGTGCTGATTTACAAAACATGAAAGTGCTTGCTAGACGTAATGCTATCACAATGGATAGGTATATTACTTTAGAGGATTTTGAGACGGCAGTATATGAACAGCCTTATGTGTTCCAAGCTGTAGTTAAAGATTGGAAGTATTCAGATTATGTTACAGAGCCTTATATTGTTAAGGTGTGGGCAGTTAATACTTTGGGTGAGTCTTTAGGTGAGTTAACACGAGAAAAGTTAAAGAAAGAATTAATGTCTAAGGCTATTGCTGATGTTACTGTTCATGTATTAGAGGTTGAGAGTGTTGACTTTAATATTGATGTTGACGTTGTATTATCTCTAGATAATGAGACAGCTAGAGAAAGGCTTAGGTCTGAGATAGCATCATACTTGTATATGACATATCGTGCTGAGAATATGTCTTTTGGTAGAGACATATCTTATTCACTTATGTCATCTAGGGTTAAGGCTTATTCTCCTTATATTAAAGATGTATTGGTAAGAACACCTAATAAAGATATTGAGGTTGGTAATATACAATTCCCTAAATTGGGTAAGGTAACAGTTAGGGTTGTAGAAGAATTGTAGGGGTTATGTATGAAGCTAATTGATAGAATAAAAAATAGTAAATACATGACTTTAATACCTGAGAAGTATAGAGAGAATGAGAATTTCTTAGTTTTCTTCTATTTGTTAACACAGCAGTTTGATATTAATGAAGAGAATATACGGAATTTTACATCATTAATTAATAATGATAGAGTACCTATGAAGTTTCTACAGTCTTTGGGTGCTTTTAATAATTATACTTATCAACATTTAGCTAAGAATGATTTCAATAGAGAACTTTCAATGCGTATGTTTAACATATGGGAGAAGAGGGGTTCTAAAAAATCAATTATAGACGCCGCAACATGGGGCGATAATGTTGGTTGGGTTGGTGGTGACTTATGGATTCCTGGTTATTATCAGCCATCTCAGTCTGCTACATTTGAGTTGCCACGTGATAAAATTTTTAGGCATAGTATATCTAAGTTTTCAAGTACACATGTATTCGAAGATGGCAAAACATATATGCCTGGCATTATATTGTTGTCTGTTCCTAACTTAACTAGGGAAGTAAAACGTAGAATTTATGAAGTAACACCTGCTGGTAGGAAGTATATATTTCAGATTGAGTCATCATTCTTCCCTAATGATGGGATAGATAATTTAGAGATAGGTTCTTTTAATGAATTATCTTTCTACAAGAAAATGAGGATATATCCTAAGAATGTGTTTGAAGAAAACCCACCGTATGATAGGGATACTGACATAGATTTCACTTATGAGATAGATATGTTAGTTGATATGGAAGAACTGTGGGATATCCTTATTCATAGTGAGACTAGAGGTCGTAGATATCATAGTGGTCATTTGACTAATATTACAAATAACGAATATATTATGAATATGGCATGTTCTACGTTACCTATTTCTGTATTAACACATAAGTTTTCTGTTGATGGGAATGATAGTTTAACAGATAGTAGTTATAAAAAGGCTGATACTGGTGAGTATTTAGATACGTATAATAATAAGGGTATTGGTTCTATTACACGTGATATTAATAGTGTTTATAGTAACAGTTTAGATTTAGACGTACATAAAGAGGTACGTCTAACTGCAATACGTAGTGAGAATTCATCTATAAGGTCTAAGCATGGTAAGATGAGTGGTATAACTACTAGTGTTGTTGATGCTTTTGTTGAAGCAGAGCCTATTTTACCTAGTGACTCTTTATATTCAGTTGATGATGTAGCTGATTTACATGAGTGGGATTATAGAGATGAGTTCTATTCTCATGGTGTTGAATTAAATACAGACAAAGATTTACCTGTTCGATTAGAGTTTACACATACTTCATTTAGTAGTATTTCTTAGGTGTTTAAGTAATATATAATAGTATAATTTATTTTAGTATATAGAAAATATATTTAATGGGGGAACAGTTTTGGCTATTTGTACGTTAAAGGCACATGTTTCTAGGGCATTAGATTTTTACAATAAAGATGACATTTACTTCGCTATTGGTAAATCTACTCCGTGGAGTGCTAGTGATATTGATAATTTTGATACAGCGAGGGATTATGAAAATAATCCACCTGTACCTAAAAATACAGATGACATGAAAGAGATTGTTGGTTTTAAAAAAGCTGAGTTTAAGGCTATGGTAGTTCAAGATGATAATGGTTCTTTGGAATATCGTGGTGTGAATTGGCGAATCGTTTCACCTACAGATGCTGTAACTGAGGGTGCTAGGTGGGTATATATCTCAACTGAGTTATCTTATGATGAGTTACCAACAGATAAACCATATCGTCAGGTTGGTATTTATACTGGTTTAAAGAAAGCTGGTTCTGTTCAGGGTAATGTGTATAATCTTCTACCTAATCAAGTATCAGATAAAGGTTTATTAGAGGTAATTGACTTTAGAAAGCCTGTATATCGTGATAGTGATGTTAGGGAAAAATTGAAAATTATTTTAGAATTTTAATTATAATGTTAGGAGAATTCGATGAGCGTTGTTTCACAAAGCCCTTATTATGATAGGTATGATGACGTAAATTCAGAGCATCGGAAAGCTGGGTATACTAGAGTTTTAGCTATCCCTGGTAGGGCAGAACAGGCATCTGAGTTTAATGAAATTCAGTCTATTCAAGAGGATTATTTATCACGTATTGGCGATTCCTTATATAAAGATGGGTTTGTCATTAGTGGTTGCGAAGTAAATATAGCTAATAATTTTATTACTATTGGTGCTGGTAGGATTTATTTAGGTGGTTTAATTCGTAATACAGAAGAGGTTAAATTAGCTATCACAGGTGTTGGTAAAGAGAGAGTTGTAGCTACATTAGTTACTAGTGTTGTTACTGCTACGCAAGATAGTTCTTTACGTGACCCTGCCCAAAATGCTGAGAACTACAACCAAGTTGGTGCTAATCGGTTAAAACAAGTTGTAGCTTTCTCAGTTATTAGCGATTCTAGTGCTTTGGGTGATTATTCTGCTGTAGTATACAACTTAAATGATGGAGTTGTAGTAAAAGAGGCTAAAACAGATAACTATTCCATTTTAAATGATGTACTTGCTAAACGTACATATGATGAAAATGGTAACTATAAAGTAGATGGGTTAGACCTACAGTCTGTTACTGAAGATGAAGGTGACAAGATTCGGTTGTATGTGAGTGCTGGTAAGGCTTATATTCGTGGTTATGACGTAACTAAGCCAGCTATGAGTAGTATTTTATTGAATAAATCAAAATCTACTAGGGTAGTTACAAGTGAATCTCACTATTTTAAATCTTCAATTCGTAAATATAAATTATCTAACTCTCCAGTAGCATCAATTCAAAACTTTACTGCTAGTGTTCTTGTAACAGGCGAACGTAAGTTTAGGGGTAATGTTAAAGGTGGTCAAGAGGCTTTAAATAATACACCTGTACAAAGTATTGTTAGTGTATACACTAAAAACGCACAAAATAACAAAGAAACTGTGTATGTTGCTGGTAGGGATTATTCTTTGTATTCAGACCAAGTGGATTGGTCTTTGACAGGTGATGGTGCTACTGAACCTGTACAAGGTACTACATATTATGTTGACTATATTTTCAATTATTCTATGCGTGATGGTACAGATTTTAGGGTTGAAAATACAGTTGATGGTTCATACATTGTATTGCTAGATAATGGTAGTAAACCTACAGAAAACTCTTTGATGTACTTTACATATAACTTTACACTAGCTAGACGTGATTTAATTCTATTGGATAGTGATGGTTATTTGAGTGTTATTGAGGGTACACCTGATAGGGTTGAGGATTTAATCATTCCTTATAATGGTTCATCAGCATATTTAGAATTAGGTTATGTAGATGTATATCCTACTGATGCTTTAGGTACAAGTACAAGTGGCACTAAGTTGTCTAGCGTAACAAATTATGATGGTGTTAGGTTGACACAAGATAATTTGTTGTTAATGATGCGTAGGATTAATAAGTTAGAGGATAGCATTGCATCCTTAGATATGGAACGTAGTATTGAGGCTGGTGAGGATTTATCAAGTCTATCTGGTTACTTTACTGATAGCTTTGAAAATATCAATAAGTCAGATTTAACATATACAGATACAGCTAGTAGATTATCCTATACAGCTTGTATTGACTTTGATAGAGGTGAGTTGACAACATCTGCCACTATTGGTAGTGTTGATATGACGATTGATGATAGGTCAAGTGATAGTTATGCTACATTTGGTAATATTATTTCTGCACCATATCAAAATGTATTGGCAGCTAGTCAAACATATGCTACTGGTACTATGAATGTTAACCCTTATGCTAGTTATGGGCCGCTTTGTAAGATTGAGTTAGACCCTGCTATCGATAATTGGGTTAACACGAATAAAATTAATGTATTTAATACTGTTGAGGATGTTAAATACGATACAACAACTAAAGTATATAGTCATGGTTATTGGTCTAGAAATGCTACTAAAAATCTTAGAGGTTATATGCGTACTGAACGTAAGGAGACAACAACTAAGGGTGAGGTTACAACATCTAAGAGTGTTTCTGAATCAGTTGCTAAGTCCGTGTATGAGTATATGCGTGTTAAGGATGTAAAAGTTAGTGGTTATGCATTTGGTCCGAATGCTAGGAATATTAGAGGGTTGTTCAATGGTAGACCTATTAGTTTAACTCCTACTGGTACAACAACTACTGGTACTTCTTATGTAATCGAAGGTAAAACATATACTACTGTTAATGCTGACAACAATGGTACTGTAACTTGTAAATTTACTGTTCCTGATAAGACTCCTTGTGGTACAGTAGCTTTCCAAATGCAAGCTACAAATTCTAATGGTGAGGTTCATACAGGTACTGCTAACTATACCGCTAATGGCACTATTTTGACAACAACTGTAACTAATACAACTGCTGTAACACAACATTATAAAGTATTGGTTGAGATTGACAACTTATACAATAATGACCCATTGGCACAGTCTTTCATTATGGATAACGTATATGATAGGAATTTAGTTAAGTTAGATTTGTATTTTGCTAAAAAATCATCTACAAGACCTGCTGTATTACAAGTGCGTAATATGGTTAATGGCTACCCTGGTGAAAAGGTTTATGCTGAAGTTGTAATTGACCCTAAAGATGTTAAAATTCCTACGGATAAAAATGTTCCTGTGGCTACTGAGGTTGTTTTAAATCAACCAGTATATTGTTATGCTAAGCAATATTATTGCTTCGTAGTACTTTCTGATAGTAATGATTATGAAATGTATGTAGCTAATATGGGTGATAAATTCTTAGGTAAAAATGAGCAGTTAGTCGTTAACCCTTATGCTACTGGTGTATTATTCAGTTCTTCAAATGCTAGTACATGGACAGCACATCAAGGTATGGATATGATGTTTAAATTGTATCGTACACAGTATACAGGTAATGGTGAGATTGTATTTAACAATGTACCTTTGACTGATATCACAGGTGTTATGTTGGATGCGTCATATGAGGTTGATAGTGATAGTGATAGCAAGAGCGTTTCTTCTAGTAGAACTGGGTTGAAATGGTTCTATCGTTTCACTAAAACAGGTGCTGGTGAGGTTCCATCTGATTGGTTAAGTATTGATACTTTAGTATTTAGGGATTTACAGTCATATGCTAGGAATATTGACTTAAAGGCTGAGATTACTACTGATTTTAGTACATCACCATTTATAGCAAGGGATAGGGTTGCTTTACGTACATTCTTAGATAGTAAACAGTCTACATATATTTCTAAATCTATTGACGAAACAAACTTCGCTAATCCTTATCAAGCATTAAAGATTAGTTATCAAGCCGCCTTACCTCAAAATACATCTATGGAAGTATTCTATATGGATAGAGAAGATGGTGATTGGGTAAAACTTGCTACTGATAATGCTACTATTAACATTGGTGGTAATACTGTTAAAACTGTATCTCTTGATTCCATTACAAATGTAGATGAGGAGTTCAAACAGTATACTTGGAATATTAATAAGATTAATAGTATGGTTACTAATACTCAATCAAGGGGTTCTAAGTTCTTCAAGATTAGGATTGATTTAAATACTACACAAGCCTTTAACCGTCCTAGAGTTAAAAAGCTTGCATGTATCTTTAAAGAGAAAGAGTATAGGACTTAATCTTAATATTAATCTGTATTTTTAGTATAATATTTTAACTATATATAGTATTGATAGTATAGAGATGTGGTTATATCTACATCTCTATATTTTTATTACTTCGGATAAATTGGGGGTTATCATGCCTGAAAGAGTACAAAGAATGTTCTGTACGATGTTTAAGAAGACAGAGGAAGAGCAGAAGAATTATGATGCTAGAGTAGAGTTAGCTAAAGCTAAGGATGATTTAGAAACAACTAAAGAGAGTTTAGCTGTAACAACTGATACTTTAAATAGAGCAATTCAGATGATAGAGAGCTTATCTAGTGAGCTATCATCTATACGAGAAGAGTTGAAAGATACAAAAGAGGGAAAATAATGGGTGTTTTAAAAAGATATAATTCTGATAACATAGATTGGAATATTGGTGCATTATATTCACATGATGAATACATACAAAAGTTATTTATTGTGATGAAAGAGTTAGGATTAGTTAATCCTATTAAATATGTATTTGGTACTATACCAACTGTTTTAGTCGGTGGTAGGGTTACACCTAAAGATACTTCATCTATTGAAGAGGCTTTTAATATCATTGATAGGTATAATCAGTTGGGTGTTGGTTGTAGGTTAACATTTTCTTCTATGTACGTAACTAAGGATGAGTTAAAAGATAGTGTATCTAATCAGCTTATGAAACACCTAGAAGGTAATAATCAAAAGTATGGTGTTAGGATGAATGGTATTATTTTAACATCTGAGTTATTAGGTGAATATATTTATAACAATTATAATTCTTTAGAGTTAATTTCTTCACAAGTTAAGCCATCTGTTGAGGTTGGGTTAGGTAAGGATAATGTAGATTATTATAATAGGTTATTTGATTTGTTTGATATTGTGGTAGTAAATCCTAATAAATGGTGCGATGCTCACATAATTCATGGTTTAAAACATATTGATAGGGTTGAGTTTATAACTAATCATAGGTGCTTCCCTGATTGTCCTATGGCAGGTGAGCATTATAAGGCTCAGGTTGATTTAAGTAAAAAATTACTTAGTGGTGATGATTGCTCATTAGAGAAAGAAAAGTTGGATACAATTAATACATGGTGTTTAGATGTTAGAGAGCGTTTTCCTTTGTTGGGTGTTTCAATGTCTGAATCCGAGATTAATTTATTAATAGATAATGGTGTTAAGCACTTTAAATTAGAGGGAAGAGATAATGATACTTTCTGTTTTTTGAGGGATGTTGGTGATTACATCTTTAATAATCAATATTTTTCTAGAATAGCACATAGTATCATGGGTGAGGCTATATAATATGTCTACAAGGATAGAATCAGAAAATGGTGAGGAACTTTGGGGGCCCGATATTTTTGGTAAATACTCTATCGATAAGATTAAAGTAATTGCTGAGATTTTAAAGGGTGTGTTCAAAGACAATCCTATTACGTTTATTAATCAGTCTAAGGCTGACGATGAAGTTTATACAAAAACAGAAAGTAATACTCTTTTTATTTTAAAGAGTGATTTTAATAGTATTGCTGGTGATTTGGTAAAGTCATTAGCATCTAGCTATCTAAAAGAGTTAGCTAGTACACAGGGTGTGGCTAGTGTTACTGAGGTTAGGTCATTAGAAAAGGTTTCTAATTACTTAACTAGAGCATGTTTTGGTCAAACCTATACAGAGATTAAAGACTTAGCTAGTATGAATATTGCTCCGTTGCCAGATAGGGTTCAACAGGTTGAGACTCAGATGGTTTCAATAGATACTAGAATTAATCATACTATGAATGTTGTTTTCGAGACAAATAGGGATGGTTCTTTTTCCAGTATATCTAAGGTAGCAACGAAAGAGGATTTAAAATCTGTTAATGATAAAGTGGGTAGTGGTAATATTACAGTTAGAAATTCTAAGAATGTAATTGATGCTGTTAATCGGTTGGATAAGAGTATTGTAGCATTAGAATCAATTTCTGAATTTGTAAATACATTATCTACTACTGTAAATACATTATCTAGTACAGTTAATAATCTTTCAGCGACTGTTAGTAGATTATCGAGTACAGTTGATAGGGTAGATAGATTGGTTGGTAATGATGCATTAAAAACTACTAGTAAAACAATTACTGGTGCGATTAATGAATTAAAGGTATAAGTGGGGTAGTAGTTAGTGGAAATTAAACCTTTTAAGAAAATAAATGGGAATGGGTACTCATTTAGGGAGATATGGAAGATTTATGATGAGCAGTTCAATATTCTTCGTGATATCATATTATCTTTAGGTGATAAGTATCATGTTGAAAATTTTAGTGGAAGTGATGATAAGGTCATTACATTAAATACACCTTATAATAGTAATCAATTATTTGTATATTGTAATGGTGTGTTGCAGTGGAAAGATAGAGATTATAGAGAAAACTCACCTACAGAAATTGAGTTGTTATTTGACAGGAAAGCTACAGATGATGTAAGGGTTGTAACAATTAAATCTAATGTTATTAAGAGTGACTTACATCAATATCTACAAGATATTAGTTCTGTTGTTGCTAATGCTAAAGAGCATTATGATTCTGCTAGGAATTTAGAATCTAGGTTGGTAGAGTTATATTCTTCTTTACAACAAACTCATTCCTTGTATACAAATAATTCAACTGCAAGTCTTGTTACAGACTTAACAAGATTAAAGAGTGAGTATGAAAAGGTAAATACAAGTGTTACTGCTTTGGATAAAAAGCTTAAAGACTTAATTGGTAGTAGTGAGTATGTTTTAACAACTTTAAACATAGACAGCTTAAAGGATAAGATGTCAGAGATAGGTAGTAAAGTTGGTTTATTAGAATCTGAAAAGTTTTTAGACATAGTATTCCCTGTGTATGATGCGTATCAGCCAAATAACTCTGATGATGGTAATGGTGATTGTGAAATAATTGGTATAGATAAGTCGCATTGGTTTATGATTGATTGTGGTATAAATAACGATACAGTATATACTGCAATTAAAAATAGTCTATCTAGGAATAAGATAAATAAACTTGATTTTATATTGATTAGTCATTATCATGGTGACCATTATGGTAATATTGTTAGGTTATGTAATGATAAATTAGTAAATAAAGTTTATATACCAGATGTAAGTAAGACATCGTTTCAGACTGGCAATTTTTCTATGCCTGTAAGTGCTTTACAAAATATTGATAGAATGATTCGGGATGCATGTAGTAAGAATGGAATACCGTGTGAGGTTGCTCCAAATGGTGTGGTGGATTTTCATGGTGCTGAATTAACATTCTATAATAACTCCGATGAGGATTATCAGTTTGTAAGGGATAATAACTTGTCAGATTATAATAATGTGTCTGTATGTTTAATGGTTAAATACATTGGACGTGTTGCTATATTTGAAGGCGATGTATTGTATGATATGATGTATAATACTGCAAAATACGTTCCAGCTAGTGTTGACCTTTTAAAATCTCATCATCATGCAATCACTCAAATGCCTGAAATTTATAAAAAGGTAAATCCTAGAGATGTTGTAGTTACTGCATGTAGAAAATACATTCACATGGTTCAAGTGGGGTACTCCTACCTAGCAGCGTTACAGGATTTAGGTGCTAACATTTATACTTTGGCAGACCAGATTGAGGATATTCAAATCACGTATAATAATAAAAATAGTAGGGTTGAGTATAATAAGCACTTAGTTCGTGGTGGTTATAATGTACAGCCTACTCATGGTCGTATTTACCTAGATGCTAGTTATACTGGAGATTTACAGACTGGTGATAAATTAAGTCCTTTTAAATACCTATCTGATGTAGTTAGATATATTCATCAAAATTCACAGTCATATCTTGGTGTTATAGTGAGGGATGGTGATTATACTAGTGTAAGGAATATAAATGAGGTTGAAAATAGCTCATATAATAATGGGTATTGTCATATTAGAAATTTAAAAAATGAGGTAAATTTCTATTTTAGGGGTGATGGTGAGGCTGTATTCCCATCTATGTACTTTAGGGACTGCTCTTATCTTTCTTTTGATAATATTACATTTAAACGTCAGGAGACACAAAAGAAGGTATACACTAATATAGCCGCTACAAATGGGTATTATAACTTTAAGAATTGTAAGTTTTATAATACAAACACACCAGCTGGTCAGGAGAGTAAACATATTACTATTTGGGATGGTGCTGTTGTTTATTTAGATGGGACTACTTTTGGTGGTAATGTAGATATAGGATTTAAGTGTTCTGTTAATTCATCTGCTACATTTGTTGGTAAAAATGTAGCAAACGATGTTAAAAAAGTATTCTACACCGAGCATGGTGGTGTGATAAATGTTATACATCAATTTAATGTTAACAGTATAGAAACAGATTATACTAATTCAACACCAAATTTGAAGTTTAACAAGCGTTCAAAGGGAGTGCCTGATGTTAAAGGTGCAAGTCAGGGGCAGATTATAGAGGCTTTTAATCCTTATAATGGGACGCAATATTATATTTCTGATGGTAATAATGGTTGGTCTATTGTAGACCAGTATAATATACATGGTGATAGCACTAAGACACCTGATTTTACTGGTCAGTTTTCCTATAATAAAGCAAACAAGAGTGTAAAATTCGCTGTTGGCTCTAGTTCATCTTCTGATTGGGTTGATATTTCAAGTTCGGGATTGTCAAGTGTCTTAGGTGTTAAGTCTTGGGGTGAAGGTGGTAGTTATAATTATGGTGATGTGATTTACACATCTTCTGGTAAGACATTTAAAAACTTAGGTAATTCTTTTACTTATACACCAAATTCAGCTGTTGACACTTTCAGTGGTCGACAGTTTGATAGTGTTTTTGTTGGTGGAAATAAGCTTATTAATTTTGACCCTTATAATATTGGTGTTAAGTCCTATTACACTTTACATAGTCTAAGTGAAAATTCACAGCTACCTGATACAAATGAGAAAATAAACAATTTAGGTTGTTTTGTGACTTATTATGATAAGATGGTGTTTAAAAATCAACCGACTAAGTATGGTCAGTTGATTAATTTACCATGCCGTGTATATGATAGTAATGAGTCTATGCAGTTGTGGATTGAGCAGAATAGTGGTCAAATATATTCTAGGGGTGGCAATGGTGGTTCATCGGTTGCAGATAGAAAATTCACACAGGTTTATCCTAATGATTTTGACAATGTAGATGTCTTATTGTATGATTGGGTATATTCCCCTGGTGATGTGAGAGATAGAAATATTCGTTTAAGAAAAACATTTGATAATTATAAGGTTATTACCTTTTACTTAACACTGGATAATGATACGACATATTTATATCCATGTAAATTTGATGTTTCTGAATATAGGATGGCTTTAAAGTTAGCAAAAAGAGCCACTCCTGCACCTAAATCATATATCATTGGTAAGAATGCTGTATATTGGTCATTGAAGTTTGAGGATTGGGTTTTAGGTTCTGATAATCTTGCTGATATGACACATTCAGAAAATTGTAAAATTATGGCAATTACAGGGTGGCCGAGGAAGTTTGATTTAGATTAGGGTAGGTATAGATGTATAAAATTCCATATAAAATGGTTGAGATAGTTACAGAGAGTGGTGAGACTTTAACACTAGAAGACGTGTTAAAGTCACTACCATCTGTACCTATGACTTTATACACAGGAAATGACGACTTTACTAAAGAGAAGATAAATGATGTTATTAATTATCTAAAGGCTAATGGTGGTGGTCAGTTTACTATACCTGAAAATCCACCTATTCATAAACTGACAATCGATGTACATAGGAATAAATTTCAAGATTATGTAGTGCATTTTATTTATAATGACTATCGTTACCCTATAGGTACAGAGAAAAGACCTTATACTGGTGAGCCGTGGCAAGCTGGGGATATCATCTATAATCTTGATATTTTAAACTCAGATGATAAATGTACTATGTGGTTTTGTAAGGTAAGTGGTTCTGCTACATCAAGTGGAACGTGGTCGCAACAGTCTATATGGCAATTATCTTCTAGTGAGATTGATGACTTAGTAGTATCTCATGTAGGTTCTTCTATTGGGCCGCTTGTACAGAGAGAGGTACAAGCACAAGGTCCCGCTATGATGTCTAGTGAGGTTACTACACAGTTAAAAGCTAAAGTACCTAGTAAAGTTGAGTCTGAGGTGAGTAAACAGCTTGCTACTACAGTACCTACACAGGTTGCTAATATTGTAAATGATAATCTTTCTAGAGAGGTATCTAAAAGAGTTGATACTGTAGTTGCTCCTATTATTAATAGTAGATTAAGTAGCACTTTGTCTGATACAGCTGTTACTAAGATGATTAATGATAAGGTAGACCCTAAAGTAGCATCTATTACTGAGGAAGCTAAGAATGTAGTAAATACTAAAGTTACAGAAGCAACTTCAACATTGAGTAATACAGTTAATAATTTTATTGATGATGCTAAACGTAAACTAGGCTCTATTACTACAGTTACAGCAAAAGATGTAGATGATAAGATTAAAGAATCTTCTAAGACACTTAACGCTAAGATTGATAATATAGTAGATAATAGATTAGCTAATCTTAGGACTGGTCATAGTGATATCGTAGCTACTGAAGAGTATAAGATGGGTGCTGATGGTGTTGTTGACGATACAGCTAAGTTTGAGCAGTGCGTTAACGATGCTAGGGGTAAGATTTTAATTATTAGCCCTGGTGTGTATAAGCTAACTAAAAATATATTTATTGGTGAGTGTAAAGATGTTATCGTGTTGGGTTCTTTTAGTGAAAAAGTTCCTTTCATTAAGAATGATGATATGTTTATCACATCTCCTACTAACATTGAGTTTGTTAGGTCTGTAGAATTAGATACAAATAAGGTTAATCAATGTCAAGGTTTTGCATATAATTCTAATAGAAATGAGTTTGTACTTGCTACTATTAATTCTGATAATACAAATCAAGTGTTGTATATCTTAGACGGTGACGATTTAAACACTCAAAAACGTAGGGTAGACTTTAGTGATATAGAGAAGTTAGGTCATTGTAATACTATGACCTATAATAAAGACACTAATACACTATATGTATGCAATGGTGAATTTAATTCTAATCCATTTAGGTTAGCTAAATTGGATAACAACTATTCTATTACAGGTGTACATACAGATTCCTCTCAGGTTAAAAAGTATAACTTCGCATATGACCCTATCACTAAGTGTTATTGTTCTATCATGCCTGGTGATAGGACTACAGGGGTTAGACATGTATACATTCTTGATAGCAATTTTACTGTTATCAGAGAGTTTGACGTTGATTTCTTAACAAAAGATTATAACAATAATGGTGCTATGTTCTATAATGGTACAATCATGTGTGCTAGTTTACATGCTATCTTCCAATTCGATGTATTTGGTAATGTTAAGACAGTAGTTGATATTGATAAGGCTTATGAGATTGAGGACTTTGATATTAAGAATGGTGTAGTATACTTTGCTGTATTAGAAGGTCATAATGTTCATATCTTTAGTGGCAAGCATAATAAGTTTAATTCTATACACATTAACAATATGAAAGTAAACCGATTACTACTTGCTAACAATTCTCCTTTATTAGGTTTAACTGCTGAGGGTAAAGAAATTAGTTTAGCTAAGGTTGGTAAGTCTGGTTCATCTGAAATTGGTGATAAATCTACTAATACAATTTTAATTGGTAAAGATGTTAAAACGTGGGATGGTGGTGATGCATCATACACATTACTATCTACCAAGCATTATGGTAGTGCTATTTACTCTAAGAAACAGTCAGATGATACATTTATTAAGAAGACAGAGTTAGTTAAGTTGTCTATCGATGTTAAACCTGACTTCGTAGGTCAGTTAGCAGTTAGTGGTGGTAAATCTTATATAGCACTTAATAATACAGGTACAGATGGTTGGAAGCCTTTAGGTGGTGCCAGTCCATTAGAAGCGGTTGATAAGATTAGATTTACAAATGGTGCTGAATTGTGGATTGATTAGATTTTAATCTTAAATTCATAATCATTGTTTGTTGATAAATTATATATAGGTAGTGTTACAAAGGTAGGGGGTAGTCCATGAAAAGCAATACTTTTTTTAGAGGTACTACCCCTACTCTTGAAATTAGCATGGGTAGGGGTATTAAGGTTGAGAATATAGACAGTTTGATTGTTTATTTTTCACAAGGTATCACCGTACTGAAGAAAAAACTTGAAGATGTAAAAATTAACAAGACAACTAATGTAGTATATATACCTCTAAGTGAATTAGAGACATATATGTTTAGTCCTAGTGTTGTTAATGTACAACTTCGGTATAAATTACTAAATGATGCGAATATATACAGTACTCATATTTATCCTTTTAGGGTGTTGAAACAGGTGTGTGATGAGGTATTTATAGAATGAATGAGGGTATAATTAAGTCTAGTGGTACATTCAGTAAAGTTAGTATAAACTCAAAATATGTTAATACCAATTCACATGTTGGAGTAGGCACTAATAATAGTGGTACATTAGAGGTTTCTAATAGAGTAAAGGTTACTAAAGATGAAGTCAGAGATATGCTGAAAGAAAAACAAGATAAGTTGGTTGCTGGTAATGGTATTTTATTAAATGAAGATACAAATGTGATATCTGTTTCAACTGATAAAATTGTTGTAAAAGAGGGCGAAAATATTTCTGATTTAACTGCTTTGTATTTATTGGCTAAAGGTGAGAATTAATGGCAGATTTAAAGGATAATTTACAGAGTCTTGCTACTCAAATTGGTACTGATATTAAAGGTATTAAAGCATCTGTAAAGGCTACAGATGATAAGGTTGGTGTATTAACTTCTTTATCTACGACTAATCAAACTTCTATCGTAGATGCTATCAATGAAGTTAAGGCTAACATTGTTACTGCTCAGGGTGGTGCTGTTACAGAGCAAGCTGTAGACACTAAGTTACAAGCTAAACAAGATAAGCTAACACCTGAGGGTAAATTGTCTATTGTTAAAGAGGGAACTCAAACTAAGATTAAAGTTGATTTGTCTGATTATGTTGACAATAGTGCATTGACTACAAAATTAGGTGATTATACTACTAGTACAGCATTAAATACTACATTAGGTGACTATGCTAAAACTACGGAGTTAAATACTAAATTAAACGATTATACAACAACAGCTGTATTGAATAGTAGGTTGGATTCTAAGCAAAATAAATTAACTGCTGGTAGTGGTATTACTATTGGTGCTGATGGTACGATTCAAGCTAGTGTTGATTTAAGTACTATGGCAACTAAACAAGAATTAACTGATAAAATTCGTGAGGCTGTTACAAATTTAGTTAATGGTGCTGATGCGACTATGGATACTTTTAAAGAAGTACAAGAAGCGTTGAAGAGTGATAAAACAGTTACAACTGCTTTGACATCTTCTGTTGCTAATAAAGTAGATTATAGTCAGGTACAGTCTTTATCAACAGCACAAAAACAACAAGCATGTGCTAACTTAGGTATCGGTGACCCTACAGTAGATTTGGTGAGTGTGTATACAACTGCAAGAGATAGTTAGTAGGTGATTGCTTATGGCTGATAATACACAGTTAGTACAGAACATACAATCATTAGCACAGACAGTTGGTAGAGATATCAAGGATATTAAATCTAGAGTAAACAACCTACCTAGTGGTTCTGGTGTGGACACTTCTAATCTTGCTACAAAAGAGGAGTTAAGAGTTGTTGAGGGTAAAATACCAAAGGCTAGTGGTGTTCCAACTCTTGACTTTACTGTTGAAAATAATGGTGATGTATATGTTGACATTACATATCCTGAGGTTGGGGCTGGAAAACCCACGATTGAGTATGGTACTACTAAGATATATGATGTAGTTTGGGGTATTGCTCAGCCTGGGGCATCAGGTGCTGGTAGGGGTTACTTGGAGTACAGTCCTATTAGTGGTTTTGGTAAGTTACATCTAGATATCAAGATGACACAGAATAGTGGTAATGGTGGGATTATTGCTACGTTGCCAGCTAATGCTCCAGTTCCTAGTAGATTGTTAGAAGTTGCCGTAGATGCTAACAATAATAGTGTTTACGTTGAACCTAATAGTCGCAACATCAAGGGGTGGGGTGTTGCTGGTAACAATAAGAGATATATTTTTGCTATTACAGGTTTTTGGAAGGAGATTAAGTAAGTGGCTAGAATTAAGATAGGTAATATTCATGTACCTACAAAAAACGATTTAGTAGCATTCTCTAAAACAGAACCTGTTGGTGAGAATAGACCTGTTTTGTGGGTACAGCCTACTGATGGTGAAAATGATGTGCATCCTGTAGTATCTATTGAATATGATAGTGATACTAGGGAGTTAGTGCTAACTCATTCAAATAATACTAAGTCAAGGGTAGATGTTAGTTCTTTAGGTGGTGGTACAGGTACTATGTCTGTGGTACCGCCATTAAAGAATAATACTCCTTTATATGGTTTAGATACTTCAGGCAATAGGTGGTCATTGATTAAAATGTCTAGTGGTAATGGTACAGAGGTAGGTAATAAAGATAAGCCTTTGGCTTTTTCTGCCAGTCGTTTAACTTGGTGGGATGGAAATAACTCACGTTCTATTTTGTCAACTAAAGAGTTGGATGGTGCGGGTGCTAATAAAGATGGTAAAGTTCTTTATAGAAGTACTGAGATTGATAAGATGTTTAAAGATGTCTTAGATAAGTTAAAAGATATTAATAGTAAGTTGTAGGGGTGGTTGTATGATAGTTGAAGACATCGTTAATGAGTTAGATAAGTTTATTGCTAAGTACAAGGAAAATAAAACTACTGCTGAGCAAGGACAATCTCTACGAACTAAAGTAAAAGAAGCTTTAGCTGGAAAAGGTGTACAAAATACTGACTCCCTAGATGATAGTGCTATCATAGAGGCTGTTAAGTCTTTATCATCTAATGGTGGTGCTAATACAGGTACTTCGGCGAACTTTAACATAGAGAATTTAAAGTTTACAGGTTTACTCCCTAAAGATTTCTCTAAAGAAAGTGTATCAGAAGAAGATTTAGTTAAGATTAATGATACTATTATTAAAGGTGCAAAGATTATTTCTAGTGCTGAAAATATTCTTATACTTAATAAGACGACAGGAGTAAATGTAGGTAATGGTATAGAATTGACATCATTAGACCAAAAACTCCTAGACAAAAATAAACAATATGTGGGTACTAACTACAGCAATTTTAAGGTATATAATTTACCGGTTGAGGTGGGAGATAATAAATTCACAGTATCTATTACCAACAATGGTATTTCTAGGGATAAAGATATTTCTATTACCGTAACTACTGAGTCGTATGCTGAGGGATTCATTAAAATACAATTTAAACCAGGTGAGGGTTTCAAACTACCTGGTGCTATTGATAATTTTGTTAAATATGTAGATGAATATGAAACAAGACCTGAGATGGTTAGGGTTAGTAGTATTATAAAAAGTTATAGTTCACTATACTCTACTACTAGTGTAGGTATGATTAAGAATTTAAGAAATAATATTGTTAAGTCGTTATCAATGGGTATGAATTTTGATGTTAGTGCTAATGACTTAGCTACACAAAACAGTGTACCATCTAGTGAGTCAGCAGTAAGGTATTCTAGTATATTCTTTGGTAAAAGTGGTAATTCTCTACGATTCTCACGCACTGGTTCAATGTACTTATTTCGAGTTGATGGGAATAATGACAATATTTTTACTGCGTTAGATTATAAAGAAGGAGATACTGTAGAGATGTTAATTGGGGTACCACTCAGTGGCAATGATTATAGTAATTTAATCCCACACTATGAAAGTATCTCTGAACATGTAAAAGATGTATAAGGTTTAGAAGAGTATTTTGGCAAGTACTTGAATCGACTTTTAATTCAGACACAGTGTCTGGATATCTTATATAACTACTGATAGACTTATTTTAGACAGTGGTTGTGTCTTAACATAGTAAAGTGGAAATAATGTTGATTTTCTATTTTCAATTAAATAGTATTTATAGTGGGTAATAAAGATGAGTGGTATTTTGTATGTTCTTGATTCAGAAACAAATACATATAGGTTAGTTAGTAGTGTAAACATAGGCTCTAATACTGATGAGTTTTTAAATAGTGTACTTTCTAGGCTAGAGAATATCAATAGAGGTTCAGAGGTTGTAAATTCTGAAAATCGTGGTAGTCCTAGTGGGGTATAAATTCACATACTGATATCTTTAAACATACCAAAGAGATTTTTGAGTTTATATTCTTAATTTTTCATTTAGTGGGGTAAGTTTATGTCAGTACAAAACAAAATTGATAATGAGTTTTCTGTGTTAGTTGATAACATCAGCAAAATTGCGTTAGCTATTGAGCGAAAAGGTGTTCATAGTAGTGGTGAGTTAGCTAATTATCATAGTGAAATTGACTCTATTGAGACAGGGAGTGTTTCAGTTATTACAGAGGACAATAAGAGAGAGATTATCCTAGAGTTCGTTAAGAGTTTAGGGTATAATAGTCCTAGTGATATTAAGGGTGCATATGATTTTCTATCTGAAACATTGGGTATTGTTGAAGCAACTTTAGGTAGAACTACTCATAGAGAAATGTCAAGGGCATTGGGTTTAGTTGGATTTGTTATTTCAAATAAAGTGGACATGTCAAGACTAACTTATAGATATACTTTATTTGGTAGTGATGATACTACATATTCGAGTGAGGTTATTCATCCTGAGAATGGAGTAAACTGCGTTATAAAAACACTCCCAGCATATAATGATACTTTAATAGGAAAAGAGGATGAAAGGACTCTTGTTTTATTCTTGACTGATATTCAATCTGTTGGTAACAACTTAAAGAGTTGTAAGGTAGAAGTTTTTGTTAATGGTAATAGTCTTAGGTTTAATAAATATTCTACTTCTATAAATGATGATACTTTTAATGTTGTTTCTAATGTTTTTAATCCATATGGTAAACGTATAAAATACTATATGGATTATGATAGCTCTATTGTTGGGGATGTATTGTATAGGAAGTTGAAATATATTTATTCTTTAAATGATGATGAGACTGTTTTAACTACGTATATGGATTCTCCTGAGTTTTATAGGGATAGAGAAATGTACACTGAAGATTTTGGTGTTGTGAACAATGATACTGTAATACCTTCTAGTGTTAAAGTTATTACTTCTGAGGGATATAGAGGTGTTGGTGGTGTATACCCAAGTATTAAGATGAGTTATGACTATGTAAACTCATTTGTATCTAAAGGGTATACTTATAAGTTTACACCTGCTGATATTAGTATTACTAATGGTAAAGGTTTTGTTGGTATGGTGGATGCTAAAGAGCCTATAGGTGTAACATTGTGGACAGGTGAGGTTGTTGTTTTCCCTAAAGGGACAAATAAATATAATTTAAACACAAAAACATTTGAACCGTGGGATGGAAATTCCTACACTAATGAAGACCACTTATAATAGATAACAATTAAATATACATAAGATATTCATAAAATAGGTAGTATTGGTGAGAGGTGTATCTTATGGATTTTAATGGTTTAAAAAATGTTACACCTATCTTCCAAACACTATTAAATAATGCTAAGAGTGGTATTCCTAAGAAAATTCAAGTTTTCATAGGAATACTTGCTCTTATATGGTTATTACCTATTGTATTAGATATAGTGTTTGTTGTTTTAGGTGTATTTTATGACTATAAGCCAGATATGATATTAAAATTTTTACCGAGGCTAGAACAGTTAATTAGTATACTCACAGGTGTTTCTGCTGTTGCGTGTTTAATGGCTATTATTGGTTTATTTACGGATTCAGATGGCGATGGTGTACCTGATTCTGTAGATAAGGATAATAAAACACCAGTAACAAATAATAGTATTCAAGTCAATGTAGGTTCTGACGGGAGTAAATCTCCTAAGTTACCATTACACATTGATAAATAATTTGTTTTGGTAGGTATTGTTTTAGTATGAGGATGCTTTATAGGAGATGTTTTATGATTGGTGATTTAAGCAAAGAGTATGAATCTAATGGTGACATCGGTGCTATCTCCACTGGTGAGGGAGATTATGGCGGAAAGTCATATGGTATGTATCAATTAGCTAGTAATGTAGGTTCAGTTGATGATTTTATTGCATGGGGATTGAATTCTGATTATAGTTGGATTGCAGAAGAGTTAGATAAATATGAAATTGGTTCATATGATTTTGATAACGCTTGGACGTATTTTGCTAATAATGATTATGAGAATTTCTACAACATGCAACATTCATATGCTATTCATAAGTATTATGATGTGTCAGTTGAATTGTTAAGGGAACATTTGTTTAATATTGAAAATCATAGTGAGACTATGAAAGATGTAATTTTCTCTAGGGCAATTCAGTATGGTACTGGTAACATTGTAGAAATGTTTGAAGATGCATTAGTAATTATGGGTGAGAAATTAAATCTTGATTTACAAAATCTTTCTTATGTTGATGAGAAACGATTTGATTATGATTTAATTACATCTATCTATGATGTGTGCATGACTACTGAGTGGAATAATTCTGTTTTACGGGATAGTTTAAATCATAGGTTTAGGGAAGAAAAAGCTAAGGCTATTCAAATGTTGTCTGATGAGTTAGGAATCTAGGTGATTCATATGGGTTTTATTGATAAGTTAATAGAATGTATTAGAGTTTTATTCTTAGGTAAGAGTATTGATAGTGTTGTTACTTCTACACAAGACAAAGTAGTAGATACAGTTAATAATACTGTTGATGAAGTTTCTTCTAAGGTAGATACAAAAGTTGATGATATCACTGATAAAGTAGATAACATTACTGATACAGTAGATGATAAAATTGACGATGTATCTAATAAAGTTGAAGATATTGTTGAGAACTCTAAAAAATTAGGTATTAACATACGAAAAAAATAGTGTATAATAAGAGTGTATCTTTCTATGGTACACTCTTATTTTTATGTTTAAATGGAGATGCTTGCTAAACATTGGTGTACTTAGTTGGACGAGAATCTTTTCAAAAAATATCACAAATATAATTGATATTTATATAATTTTCTAGTACAATTAAGGTAATTATTTATCTTATTAGTACAGAAAAGAGGTGAGATGTCTTGAATAAAAGTTTTAAAGTTAG